TTTGTATTATTAATGAATGTACCTTTTTGTGTAAGTCTATTATCTGTATTTGTAAGTGTTTGTCTAACTGCATCTTCCATTTTAACCCAACGCCTTCCGTCATATCTAAATAACCTGTTAGGGAACATATCTACTCTAAGGAAATAGTCACCTTCTTCTTGACTAGTAGGGAAGCCTATTCCGCTTCCAAAAACTTCTCCATTTGGAGCAATACCGTCGCCTAACAGATATCCATTATAGCCATTTCTATCTGGTGTTTGGTTTACTCTACTAGCATCTAAATTACCACTAGCAATACTAGCGTCAATCTCTGTTTGATCAGCTCTTACTATTTCTGTTTCACCTTGATCATCAACTTGTAAGGTGTAAAAATGGCTTGTATCATAACCTGATTTAGCCGCATCTGATTCTGCTTCTTGTATTATAGCATTGTTAATCTGCATTTCTTGTTCATAAGTAGATAGTACATCTCTTAATGTTTGAGAGGCGCCTTCTTCTGCTGGCAAATCCAAAATATCTTTGAATTCTTGTGCGTCTAGTATCTGCTTCATTTTGATTCTATATAAATGTGGATACCAAGTAGGCGAAAAACCTTCGCTTGCTCTGTTAACATCTTCTACTACATAAAATCTTTTCAACGCATAAGAAAAATCATTTAGGGCGTTTTCGTCTTTCAAATGAGGTAATTCAATAACATCACCTGACATAATTTTACGTCCTAAAGTTTTTACACTATAATTAATAGGTATAGTCATAAAAATAATATCATTTTGTAAGAATAAACCAAATTGACTCATGTCAAAATCTACATCACTTACATTGTATATGCCACGCATTGTATAAACGTCTGGATCATACTTACGATCTCTGTTTTCCATGAATAACATATCTTGTATATTTGTTTCAGCAACAGCATCATAACGTGGTTGTGTTGCTGTAGCGTCATCTTCTGATGGATTTTTTGGTCCTAGATACTTATGGACAAAGATATCTGTACCACCTACTGTAAACATTTCAGTGATAGTTTTATCTAGAAAAGCGTAATCTTTTCCCTTTTCGGGTTTGTATAAACTTAGTCTCGGCATAGTAATAGTATTTATCGTTAGCATAAATACATTAGCGGAGAAGATTGTATGGCGACAAATATCCAAACTAAAAAGCAAGAAATTTACAAATACGTTGAATTAAGTCTCGGCGGAGGTATGATTGATGTTGAGTTAGACCCAGAGCATTACGAAAGTGCTTTGAATACAGCATTAACAAAATTCAGACAACGTTCAGACAACGGTGTAGAAGAATCTTACATATTTTTACCAACAGTAATTGATCAAAACGATTATGTATTACCAGCCGAAGTGATGGAAGTAAAGCAAATATTTCGTAGATCAATAGGATCACGCACAGGTGGAGGCGACGGTGGTACATTGTTTGAGCCTTTTAACCTAGCATACACAAACACTTATTTGTTAGCAAGTTCTAACATGGGCGGATTGTCAACTTATAATGCTTTTGCTGGTTATCAAGAACTTGTCGGAAGAATGTTTGGATCTTTTATTGAGTTTAAATGGAATAGATCAAGCAAAAAACTAACAATTTTACAAAGGCCAAGAGCTGAAGAAGATCTTCTTTTATATTGTTATAACTATAGACCAGACTTTGAATTACTTGAAGATTACATGGCTATACAATGGATTAAAGATTATACACTTGCTAAATGTAAGTATATACTAGGCGAAGCTAGAGAGAAGTTTGCTACTATTGCCGGACCACAAGGCGGCACTAGTTTAAACGGACAAAGTCTTAAAGCCGAAGCACAAAGTGAAATGGAAAAACTAGAGTCAGATGTAGCACTAGCAGTTCCAGGCGGTGTAGGATACGCATTCACTATAGGTTAAAAAACACTTGACAAGCAGACATTTTATGTATATAATATAGGGAACTACGAAGAGGAATCTCTATGATTATAGGAATATGCGGACTAATAGGCAGTGGTAAAGGTACTGTGGCTGATCTTTTAGTTGAAGAACATAAATTCGAAAAAATAAGTTTTGCTGATAAACTTAAAGATGCTGTTGCTTTAATGTTCGATTGGGATAGAGATATGCTTGAAGGAGAAACATCCGAAAGTAGGTATTGGCGAGAACAACCAGATGAGTTTTGGACAAAGGAAACAGGCAAAGAAATTACACCTAGGCTTGTTTTACAACTATTTGGCACTGACTGTATGCGTATGGGATTTTATGACGGCGTATGGGTTAGTTTTGTAAAGAAAACAATCCAAGAAAATCCTCAAAATAATTATGTGATTCCAGATGTAAGATTTGAAAATGAAGCTGAAATTATAAAAGGATTAGGCGGCAATGTTTGGTGTGTAAAACGTGGACCAGATCCACTATGGTTTAGACAATATGTAGATCTTGATATAGAACCAACAGATGTACACAGATCAGAATGGGCTTGGGCAAAGACATCATTTGAACATAGCATTTATAATGAAGGAACAATTGACGAACTTAAAAGTCAGGTACGAGGTCGCCTTGCTTCCACTTTACGCCTTGCTTCTGCAAAATCCGCTGGCAATTCGCACAAATAGTTTTTAAGTTTGTGTGCCTACAATTATTTAAATCACCATCTATATGATAAACATTGAATTGTTCTGAATTTTGACTTTTAAAGTTGCATTTTTCACAAACTTCTAATTGCCTATAACCTGCCTTATACCATTTAGGAATACCGTGTCCTTTGCCGTTGTGTAGGCATGTTTCGCATTGCTTACGATAATATACCTTATTGCCTTTTTTGTAGTTTACAGCGGCAGGTCTTTTCTTACAATATTCGCATAATGGACGCATATTGTATTTACCTACCCTTTTTGCCCCCTTTTATTGGTGTATTTTTTAAGTTTTTTTGTCGTGAAGGTATAAATACATACAACAGTAAACTTTGTAATTTTAACAGGAGAAAATAAAATGGCAGGATTAGTTTCACCGGGAGTACAGGTTAGTGTAATCGACGAGAGTTTTTACACTCCAGCAGAACCAGGCACTACTCCAATGATATTTGTTGCGTCTAAACAAGACAAAACAAACGCAAGCGGAACAGGCACAGCTACAGGCACAACAAAAGCCAATGCTGGAGTACCTTTCCTTATTACATCACAGAGAGATTTAGCAGACACATTTGGTGATCCAATCTTCCAAACAGATGCTAACAACAATCCAATACATGGTGGCGAATTAAACGAATATGGATTACAAGCCGCATACAGTTATTTGGGTGTAAGCAACAGATCATTTGTTGTAAGAGCTGATATTGATTTAGCAGAAATTGAACCAAGTTCAACAGCGCCAGCGGCGGCACCTGCTAATGGAACTTATTGGTTTGATACAGCAAATACAAAATACGGAATTTTTGAGTGGAACGGAAACGCTATCACTGTTACAGGCGGACAGCAATTTACAAATAAAGTACCACTAGTCATTACAGACAAAACAAACCTTGTAGGGAACCAAAATACAGGCATTCCAAAAGGTGCTGTAGGACAAGTAGGTGATTATGCTGTTGTTACCACTACTACTACAAACAAAGTTTACTATAAAAACACAGACGGTAATTGGGTAAAAGTAGGTAGCTCTGCCTGGGTAAGTAGCTGGCCAACGATCCAAGCAACTGTAAGTAACCCAACATTAACATCTAGCCAAAGTATTTTAATCAACGGAACAACTGTTCAGTTAGGCAACACAGACACTACTGTAGCTCAAATGGTTACAGTAATAAATGGTGCCGGTATTACTGGTGTTACAGCGAAATCAGTTGATGGAAAACTATACATTTACAGTGATGGTTCATCTACAACTGACGGTTCAACTGACGACGATGGTGCTATTGTTTTACAAGCAGGTGCTACAGGTACACTTCTTTCAGACTTAGGTCTTACAGCAGGTACATACTACGCACCGGCATTGTCAATTGCTCCACATACAAATGTTCCAGCATTTAAGACTGCTGATACACAATCAAGACCAACAGGGTCTGTATGGTTTAAAACTACAGACGCTAACCTAGGCGCTCAAATAAAAGTTAAAGTATATAACGGAACAACAAGACTTTGGGAAGATAAAGATGCTCCAATTTATACAACTAACGAAGAAGCATTATTTAGGTTAGATAAAACTGGAGGCGGAATTAATTTAGCACTTGCTCAATTATATGTACAAGCACATGTGACAAATGAAGAAAATGAAGAACATGATTTTTGTATTAAGGCAAGAAATGCTTCAGGTTCTACAAAAATTGTTTCAGAAATAATTACAGCAAGTTCACTATCATCAGGTACATATGGCTTTACAATGGCTGAAAGTGATCCAACTAAAGCTGCAATTCAAGGCGGAAAAGCACTACAAGTCGTAGCAACTGGTGCGGCAAGTGACGCAGACTTAGTTGCGGCATCAATTAACGCAGGTGGATTTGAAAACATTGTAGCAAGCGTAGATTCAAGCAACAGAGTTGTTATTGAACATAATGATGGCGGTGAAATTAGAATCAAAGATACAAATAGCTTATTCGCAGGGATTGGATTCTCAGCTTGGAACTATACAAATAAAACAGGCACACCTAACATGTATGATGCTCCATCAGGAGATACAGCATATGACTTCCATGTGTCAAACTGGAAAATTTTGACACAAACAGCAAGTGCTGATGCTCCAACTGCTTTAACAGCAGATGGTAGACTTTGGTATAGTTCAATTGTTGATGAAGTAGATATACTTGTTCATAACGGTACAGACTTTGTAGGTTATCAAAATGTATATCCTGACTCAGATCCAGCAGGACCAATTGTGAGTGCTACTGAGCCAACACAACAGTCAGATACAAGTCAACTTGTAACAGGTGACATTTGGGTGTCAACTGCTGATTTAGAAAATTATCCTCAGGTACATGTTTACAATCAAGATTTACAAAAATGGCTTGAGCTAGACGAAGGCGATCAAACAACTGAAGATGGTATTTTATTTGCTGACGTCAGATATGGAACATCAGGTGGAACTGGAGGAACAAATCCTGTAGCACCTAAAGGAACAATAGCTGAATTACTATTGAGTAATTACAAAGATCCAGATGCTCCAGATCCAGCACTATATCCAAAAGGTATGCTTTTATGGAACTTAAGACGTTCTGGCTTTAATGTTAAGAAATTTGTACGTAACTACGTAGACTTAACTAAGAAGAATGAAAGAAATGGTGATGAAAGTATGTCTAACTATTATCCACATAGATGGGTGACAGAATCAGCTAACCAGCCAAATGGCGCAGGTAGCTTTGGACGTAAAGCACAACGTAAAGTAGTTATTCAAGCACTACAAGCAATGGTAAACAGTAATCAAGAAATCCGTGACGATGAATCAAGATTGTTCAACGTAATGGCAACTCCAGGTTATCCAGAGCTTATAGGTGAAATGATTTCACTTAACTTTGATAGAGGTTTAACAGCATTTATCGTAGGTGATTCGCCAGTAAGACTAACAAGTGATGCTACTACACTTAATAATTGGGGTAGTAACGTAGCCCTTGCTGTTGAAGACAACGATCAAGGACTTGTTAGCAGAGATGAATACTTAGGTGTGTTTTATCCTAGCTTGTTTACTAGCGATAACGCAGGAAACAACGTTGTTGTTCCACCAAGTCACGGTATGCTAAGAACACTAGCACTAAGCGACCAAGTATCTTTTCCATGGTTTGCTCCAGCAGGAACAAGACGTGGTGGTATTACAAACGCAAGTGCCGCAGGGTTTGTAGATGCTGAAGGCGAATTTAAATCTATAGCACTTAATGAAGGACAACGTGATACACTGTATGCACTTAACGTGAATCCAATTACGTTCCTTACAGGTGCTGGACTTGTTAACTTTGGACAAAAGACAAGAGCAAGAAATGCTAGTGCGTTAGATAGAATTAACGTAGCAAGACTAGTAATTTACTTAAGATCACAACTTAAGAAACTTGCTAAGCCGTATATCTTTGAGCCGAATGATAAAATCACACGTGATGAAATCAAGGCACAAGTGGATAGCTTAATGCTTGAGCTTGTATCACAAAGAGCATTATATGACTTCTTAGTTGTATGTGATGAGTCTAACAATACTCCGAGCAGAATTGACAGAAACGAACTTTATGTTGATATTGCGATTGAACCAGTCAAAGCAGTTGAATTTATTTACATTCCGTTGAGACTGAAAAATACCGGAGAAATAGCAGGACTATAATTTGATAAATAAAAGTAACAGGAGTATATAATGGCAATTTCAACACTTTCAAAATTAACAGTACCATTAGATAGTAACGCAAGTGCTTCTAACCAGGGTTTGTTGATGCCGAAGCTTCAATACCGCTTTAGGGTGTCATTGGAAAACTTTGGTGTATCAAGTCCGTCAACAGAGCTAACAAAACAAGTTATGGACATAACAAGACCTAACGTTACTTTTGAACAGATGACTGTTGATATTTACAACTCAAAAGTTTTCCTAGCAGGGAAACACACTTGGGAACCAATTACACTTAACTTACGTGAAGACGTTTCAAATAATGTACAAAAACTAGTTGGCGAACAGTTACAGAAACAGTTCGATTTCTTCGAACAGTCAAGTGCAGCTTCGGGCGCAGACTACAAATTTGTTACACGTATTGAAATACTTGATGGCGGCAATGGTGCTAGTGTTCCGACAGTGCTTGAAACATTTGAGTTATATGGTTGCTACTTAGAAAACGCAAATTACAACACACTGAATTACGCAACTTCAGAAGTTGTAACAACAACACTAAGTATCCGCTATGACAATGCTATCCAAACACCACAAGGTACAGGAATAGGTACAGCAATAGGTAGAACTGTTAATACAGCTATTACAGGCGGTGGTTCTGCTTAATATAAATTAGAATATTAAATTAAGGGACTATATGTCCCTTTTTTTATGATTGAATTATATACCCATATAATTCAAAAGGATAAATATTTATATGGCAAGTTTTTTAAATGGTTTTTTAGATAATGTAGTGTCAGGAGCATTAAGTCCTAAAGGAAACCTTGCTGACTATGCTCATGCTTCTAGAATGTATGTTGATGATAACATGCGTTTGGCTCCAAAGTCAAAATTTCTTTTTCATGTAACATTTAACATTAACAGAGAAGCAACAAAAAGCATACCACAACTAGCCGAAAAACATCTTACAGAACTAGGAATGCTTGTTAAGAATGTACAATTACCTGCTTATCAAATACAGACTGACATCAAGCACCAATATAATAAAAAACGTGCTGTCCATAAAAGAATTGATTATTCACCAGTCACTATACAATTTCATGATGATAACTTTGGTGTTACTACTGCTATGTGGGAAGCATATTATAGATATTATTTTAGAGACGGCAACTATTCAAAAGTAAGTCCAGCTGGCGCACCTGAACCAACTATTAGAGAATACGCAAGCACAAAGCCTAGTTTTTCAGATGAATATGCCGCAGGAATTTCATATAGTCAAAAACAATATCGTTATGGTATGGATAATGATGTAAGTGTTCCATTTTTTAGTAGTATACAAATACACCAATTATCACGTAAACGTTATA